TGCTTACAGGAACACTTGGTTTAAGTTCAGGAACTACTTATACAGCTGTAGTAGGTGGTGGTGGAAGTGGAAATGCTGACGATACTGGTTCAAGTGGTGTAAATTCAACAATAACAGGATCACCATCACCGAAGTTATCGCTTGGCGATTCTTGAAGCGCGTAAGAAACTAGCCCCTCAAGCCCTCCGTGCTCGGCTAAAATCTGCTCGGCGGCTCCCTCTGTATCATACCCGAATTTCTGAATATAATCTTTTCCGGTTAACTCTAAAAGGACGTGAGAGACGAACTGACAACAATCAGAATCACCGTACTCAAACTGTCGGCGCTTCCAAGAATTCAACGCTTGAATGACCATCAGTCGCATTAAAAGCCCCCGCTGCCCATACCCTCGCCGCCGACGATGCCACCCGTCGAAGTATCTGTCCCCGCTGAGTCCGAATCGCCACGCCACTTGACCTTCAGCCCTGAGATTTTAGCCATGAACTCAAAGAACGTATCGAGCGGATATTGTCTCTGCTGTGATTGGTTGGTGTACCGAAGGTTGGCGGATCGGTCGAATTCAGCCAGCTCAGATTCACATGTGACGAAAATTTGATCACCGTCACCGCCTTCTTGACCGGCCGATATCGTCATCACATCCATGAACCCAGCCCACATCTCAAGCGGCGTGTCTAGCAGCTCATCGTCGGCCGAAAGGACTCCGATATAAATCGAAACAGGGCGCATGAAATAGTCTTCTAGAAGCGCAGTTCCCGCTAGCGTTGCATCTAAAGCTGAGAGGGTAAGCGTGATTGAATACGGTGAAACGTCAGACCCTTCTTCAAGCTTTGACACTGAACCAAGATTGCCCACACCAAGCCAGTCGAACCCGCCCCACGTGTAGGTGCCTATCCCGTTGTGAACGTATACGGTGGCAGCTTGAAATTCGAGCTTGACAAACGTAAGAACAGAAACAAAAGGAAGGTCAAATGCTGCAAGCGTATTGCTCGAAAATGGTCTGCTCATGCCAGCACATCCTCCACCGCTTCTACACTAAACGACGACAATAGCCCTTGCTGATTGCTCCAACTTGCCTTAGATGCGAGCATGAAAACGCCGAACACCGGTGCAGTGTTAATCACCCAGTCGTTATCGATTGTAGGTTTGCGAATTGGCGGGGCTATTGCAAGCGTAATGTTGCCTGACGCGTCTGAGTTTGCGTTTGCCGTGACCATGTGCAACTCGTTGTTAAAACTAACATAGTCCCCGGCCATCGAATAATTGCTTACATTAGCCGTTGCATTGTCGCACAACAGAATCGACCCGCTTTGGGCCGCGCCTTTTATTAGCAGTGACCCACCTGCAGCCCCACGTCTAACGTAACCATGATCCTGCAAGTAAAAGCGATGCTCTTGGCCGTTCAGCTTGGCTAGAAATGCTTGCAGCGTGGCTTTATCGGCACCCGTGAGGTTGTTGAACTGCATTTTTATCGACCACAACGACCCACCTCTAGCGGACGTTTGGACGGAGTTTGTCAAAGGGCTTCTGAAAGTCTTTGTGTTTGAGACGATTTCCAAGCTACTGCTAGTGGGAACTATCGATGGGAATGTGAAGATTGTCATACGAATCGTCTCCTCTTCATCAAATCTTGGATTTGAGCCACGGTTGCAGCGCTCGTAGTCTCCATTGCTTGTCTGATCTTGAGATCAACATCACCCCCGCCGGTTGCGTCGATATTATTTATAATCGTCACGCCAGAACCTTGGCCTTTTGTGTGGTCTGTTACTGTTTCATTTGGGTGAAGTATTGCTGAAAATCCGCCCTTACCATCAATACCGCCTGAACGCGAACCGTTGCCCGTAAAGCCACCGCCTTCAAAAGACTGTGATTTAATTTGTGCTACTTGACCCAGACCGTTAGCAACGGATGCTGCCGCCATGATAAAGCCAAAAGGTGGGGGATAGGATGAAAGCGCGAGAGTGGCCGCCGAATACGTCTGCATAACCGCGTTAGCAATCTGAAACGCTTTATTTGCTGCGAATAGCTTCTTGTTGTTGCCAGCGATGGCTGAAAATTGAGTCGCTAACTCTCCGACTATTTGCCCGGTTTGAGCAACAGAGGACTTTTGTTTAAAGGCGTCCAGCCTCTTTTGTCCAGCAATTTCTTGTTCTTCTCTAAATGATAATCGCTCAAGTATAGCCGGTTCAGTAGTTTTCAAGTTTTCAAGAATAACTTTGCCCGGTGCGTTCTTAGCAATCTCCTCGGCTAATTCTCTCGTCTTAACTTCGATTTTTTCATACCATGCATCAACGTCTGAGCTGGGTGGGCCTTCTGCATATAACGATTGAAGCTCTTCTTTCGTTTTAGCAATTGCTTTGTTGTTATCAGAAAGAAATTTTGCAAGCGGGTTTGATGTAATTTCAGTGTCTCCAACAAACCTCGCTACTTCGTTATAAGCATCAATAAAATGCTGAAGTGCCGGTATCAAGTCTTTAACAAAAGCCGACCCAAACGAAAGCATTGCGATCTTAGCGTCTAAAAACATAAGCTTTAAAACATAAAGCACATCAAGCGTTTTACCAAAAGCTTTGACAACAGCACCTGCAACTTTCTGACCTGTGTTGCCGAACTCCGCACTATCTAAGGCAGACTGTCTAAAATTGTCAGCTACACCAGCAATAATAGGGCTGAACGCTGTGGCTAGTTGATTACCTAACCCAGTGAAAACGCCTTTGGCGCGTGTCACTGCATCGTTTGCCACCTCAATTTGCGCAGCATCAACGCGAGATATTGTGATTCCCAGATGCTCTGCCTCGGCCGCCATTTCCTTCAGGCCGGCTGAACCACCGGCAAGAACGGTCAGCATGGCTACACCACGCGAACCGAACAAGTCCGCCGCAATTCTGACCTTATCTGTTTGGAGTTCAACGCCTTTCATCGCGTCAGCAACGACCATCATTTGCTGATCGATGGGTAGCTTCTCAAGCGCTTGAGCGCTAATGCCCAATTCTAGAAATGCGTCTTTTGCAATGCCCGTATTATTGGCTGCATCCGATACGCCGATAGCAAGATTTTGAAGTGATTTTGTGAGCGTCTTATTTTCAACGCCAGCGAGACTTGCGGAATGCTGAAGGCTTCCAAGCGCCTCAGTCGTAACGCCAAGCTGGTCAGCCGTCTTCGCTAAAGCGTCGATGCTTTGCTGTGACGATTTCGTTAGCACTGTGGCCGCCGCTATACCCATAGCACCAAACGCCACGCCCAACTTTCCGACTTTTAAGGCGGTCGCACTTGCGAAGCCGCCCATTGACTTGAGACCTTTATTGACCGACGAAAAGGCTCGACCAGTCTTGTTGGTCGCCGAGATCGGAATTCTAACGGGATTATTTGCCATTTTTCACCTTAAAATACGCGACCCATCCAAGAAACTCGACCATGCCCATCTCTGTAATTTCGTTTACCGTCTTGTGCAAATGCTCCGCAAGCTGGTATGCAAAAAGTAGGGCATCATCGTCTATCAGTTTTTTTCGAGGTCATCCGCTGTCGGTTGCATATCAGCGATCTCACCAGCTACCCGAATCAACACATCGGGGTCAACAGACCTTACGATTTCGGTAAGTTCCGGCTTAGTAAAACAGCCCTCGCCATCTTCCTGACAAAGATAATAAATGACCGTTAGTGCCAGCCCCTCATCCATCTTATCTGAAGTTAATTTCTGCTGTATTTCCATTTTTTTCTTGACTGATATCTGAGGGCGCACAAAATAACGCCCACCCCACTCCTCGATCTCAATCGGTTTAGGATCGGCAGCCAAAACACTCTGATAATGCGTCTTGGCTTTCGCCAAAATACTCAAGCGACAACACTCGTTGTAAGTGCGCCATTACCTTGTAATGAAATAGACGCTTCTACCATTCCATCAAAAGATGATGAACGACTAACGCCGGTTACAATGCAGCTACCAGAATAGTAAGTTGATGTAGACGTATCGCCTTCTGGATAGAAACCTATTGTTACTTCGGCGCCTACTGATAGTGCAGTTTGGGCCGTATCTGTTTCATCCCAATAAACATCGGCAGAACCAGAAAACGATGTAAGCGTAGGCTTAAAACTTCTAGCCGTGTCAGTCATCACTGTATCTTCAACCGTGTCTGCTGTTTCTTCGATGCT